GTGCGGTTGCGGAGGTCAAAGCGTCATCACCTTTCGCGGAGGCGGTCTGGATGGGCATCAAGAGTGGGACGTGACCGGCGAATGGCCGAACGTCACACTGTCCCCATCGATCGGGATCAAACCGAAAGACGCCAACGGCGTGTATCACTGGCATGGCTATCTGGAGAACGGAGTGTTCGTTGAGCGCTAACGCTGTCACTTTGCAAGACGCGATGCTGCGCCATCAAGTATTGGTGCAACGGTTGTCGTCGGCCGAAGTTGCGAAGTTCAAACCATTCTTGCGTCAGATCGATCGAGCGATCCGCGATGCACTCACGGATGAGACCATCACCCAGATGGCGAAGTACCGCCTAGAGCAATTGCTGAACGCCGTCGACGCATTGCTGATCGGCATCATGAATCGCTTCACGCAGCAATTGCTGTTGGACCTCGAAACATACGCTGATCACGAAGCCAAATTCACGGCGGCCTCCCTCGATGCGGCGTCGACGTTCGACGCGATCATCCCGAGCCCGACGCAAATTCGTTCGGCGATTCTGTCGACGCCGTTATCCGTCAAAGGACGCGGTCGTGGCTCGCTTCTCAAACCGTGGCTTGATCAATGGACGCAAGGCGAGATACGAGCCGTCAACGGCGCCTTACGTCGCGGTGCATTCGAAGGTAAGACGAATGCATCGATGATTCGCGAATTGCGCGGCTCGCACGATCGCAACTATCAAAACGGCGTGATCGATCTCACACGACGCAACGCCGAGGCCGTGGTGCGCACCGCCGTTCAGCACGTCGCTTCCGTCGCGCGCGAGGAAACGTACAAAGCGAACGCCGATATCATCAGCATTGAGCAGTGGCTATCGACGCTCGACAAACGCACGTGTCCGTCTTGTAGGGCGCTCGATGGGAAGGAGTTCGCCCGCGGCAAGGGACCGAAAACACCCCTGCACGTAAATTGCCGGTGTATCCGCATCCCCGTTCTGAAGGAGGAGTACGCCTATCTAGCGGAGGGCGAAACCCGCGCGAGCAAAGGGGCGAAGGGCGGTGCGCAAGTGGCGGCCGATCTGAGCTACTATGAGTGGTTGAAGGGCCAGCCCGCCTGGTTCCAGGATCAGGCGATTGGGCCGGTTAGAGGAGCGCTGCTCCGTAAGGGTGGACTTTCGGCGGAGGACTTCGCGCGATTATCGGTGGACAAGTATTACGCGCCGCTGACACTGGACGAGATGCGAGCGATTGAACCTGCGGCGTTTAAGAGGGCGGGGCTATGAAGAAGCAGCCAGAACGAACGCCGCCGCGCGATCCACGCGACAATATTCAGCGTTCAACTCTCGTGTCGATTATGCAGGTTGGCATGCGGAGAGGAATTGATGAGGTCAAGCGCGCTGCGCAAGACAAACCAGCGGGCAATGCCCGCATTCGTAAACTTAAGTAGGGAGCGGTGCTCACATGGCTTTGAAATTTGCTGTTGCGACATTAGATGAAGTCCCCGAGGCGTTGCGCGGTGAGTATGTGCCGGACAAAGAGGTTGGGTTCAAGCTCAACCTTGAGCCGGGAAGCGGAATTGAAGACCCCGCGGAACTGCGCCGCGCTCACGAACGCGAGAAGCAAGAGCGCAAGGCGGCACAGAAAGCGTTGAAGGATATTCAGGAGGCTCAAGCCGCGAAGGATGAAGAGGCGAGAATAGAGCGCGAGAAGGCCGCGAAGGCCGCGGGGGATGTCGATGCGCTACAGAAGAGTTGGCAGGAAAAGTATGACCGCGACATAGCCGCGGAGCGCGCAAAGTGGGAGCCGCAGGTGGCTTCGATGGAGAGCGATTTGACGCGGGAAATGATCGACCGTCACGCGACCTCGCTAGCAGCGTCGCTAGCGTTACCGGGCAGCGAAGAAGTGTTGTTCCCGCATATTCGTAACCGTTTGCGCATTGAAACGCGCGACGGTAAGCGTGTGACCGTTGTTGTTGACAAAGAGGGCAAAGCCTCAGCTGCAACAATTGAGGATTTAAAGAAAGAAATCATAGCCGACAAGCGGTTTGCGCCGCTGTTGGTTGGATCGAGAGCCAATGGCGGAGGTTCCGGCGGAGGCGGAGGTGGCGGTGCCACTGTAGGTAACAAGCCGCGTTCTAAGATGACTACAAAGGAAAAGTCCGAGTACATCTCAGAGCACGGTCGGCGGGCGTATGAAGCGCTGCCGATGGAATAGGCACTAGTAACCACTTTTATTTTTTAATGGAGCAAAATCGTCATGGCAATCGGTAAAGCATCTGACTTTGTCGTCTATCAAGACCAGTACCAGTCCGGTATTGTCGAAGTCCTCACGCAGAACAGCAAGGCGTTCAATGACGCCTCGCGCGGGGCCATCGTGCTGAGCACGATATCGCGGCGCGGCGACTTCTCTCAGGCGGCATTCTTCTCGAACGTCACCAATCTCGTCTCCCGTCGCGACACGACCAGCACCGCAGCGGCAGGGGATTTGGCGCTGAGCGAGGAGGAGATCATCTCCGTCAAGGTCAATCGCAAGATCGGCCCCGTTGGGCAGACTCGCGACGCCTTTCGCAAAATCGCCGCAGGGCGCACGAGCGAAGAGTTGTCGTTCATTCTCGGGCAGCAATCGGCTGTGGCGATGCAACTCGACATGCTCAACTCCTCGCTACGCGCGACGCGCGCGGCCCTCGCGAATCAGGCTTCCAACCTGTACACCGTGCCGGCCAACGCTACGCTGAACACTCTCGGTCTCGTCCAGGGGTTGGCGAAGTTCGGTGACGCGGCGGATCGGATTGTGGCCTGGATCATGCACTCGAAAGCGTACTATGACCTGGTTGCGAATCAGATCACGGCGAACATCTACGGAGTGTCCAACTTCAACATCGCGCAGGGCAGCCCGGTGACGTTGAATCGGCCGGTGATCATCACCGACTCCGATGCACTGGCGGTGGATGGTGGCGCGGGATCGACCGCGTACACGAACTACTACACTCTAGGGTTGACGGTGGGTGGTGCGCTGGTGGAGAATTCCGAGCAGGAAGAGTTGGTCGTGATCGACATCACTGGCCTGGAAAATCTCGTTGTTCGCTACCAGGGCGAATTCGCCTACAACCTCGGCGTGAAGGGGTTCAAGTACGACATCACCAACGGCGGAGCAAACCCCGCAGACGCAGCGCTCGGCACGGGCAGCAATTGGGACCCTGCCTATGCGTCGCTGAAGAATTGGGCGGGCATCGCGATTCAGTCGCGCTAAGTCGAAGAGTGAAAGGAAAAATCGGAGGGCGGACGATGAAGAGCAGAATAGGCATTTACTCGGCGCAGGGCTCACTCTCCGAGGCGCATGCCTTGGGGGCTGGGTTCGAGTCGATTGGATATTTAGTGTCTCATCGTTCGCTCTCAGATTTCGGATTCAACGACCGGGAGTCAATTTTCAATCTCGTTGCGGTGTTCGGTCTACGCAGTAAGGGGCGCGCGATACTCGATGCCTACCGGGCTGCGGAGGTGCCTGTGCTGGTGCTGGATTACGGCTATCTGAAGCGCGAGGAGTATTGGCAGATATCGCTGAACGGACTCAATCAGCCTCCGCCGTTCGACTGTCCGCCGCGGAGATTCGCGGAGTTGGGTCTGGATATCGCGCCGATGCGCGAGGAGGGGAGCGGCCCCACCGTACTCGCGGGGCAACTCGTCGGCGACCAGGCTCACCCGTTCGACACTCACAAAAAGTGGGACAAGTTCGTCGCCGGATTTCCCGATATCGAGTATCGGCCGCACCCGCTCATGGACCCCGAGCGCGAGGCGGAGCCGCTAGAGAGGCTATTGGCGCGTGCCGGGAAGATTGTTACTTGGAATTCAAACATCGGGAACGATGCGATGTTGGCTGGAGTGCCGGTCGAAGCGCACGCGCCCGATGCGATGTACAAGGATGTAGCCCCCGAGAAGCGGGCCGAATATTTCGCTAGGCTCGCATGCGGGCAGTGGACCGAGGAGGAAATGAGGGACGGGAGCGCGGCGCGGTTCGTTGTAGACCATATACTCACGGGTCTCCCTCCGACCCCTGTTGAGGCGTCTGCGCTCCCTCCGGTATTGGTGAGTGAAGTGGATGTGCGAGAGATTCGCACGGTGAAGCTACCAGAGCCAGCAACCGAGAACTTCGTCATGCCGGCTGGCACAATCAAAGGGCCGCGCAGGAGTAAGCGATAATGCTCGTCAAAGGTTCGTCACGCAAAACCATTAGCCGCAACATCCGCACGGAGATAGCCGCGGGTAAGCCGCAAAAGCAAGCGGTGGCCATCGCGCTTAGCACCGCGCGGCGTAGCAAACGTAAAAGGGCGCGCAAATGACCACCATCGTTGTAGAAGATGGGACGGTTGTAGCGGGCGCGAACTCATACCAGTCGGTCGCCGATCTACGCGCGTTCGCCGCGGAGCGGGCGCTACCGCTGCCTGTATCGGATAACGATGTCGGGGTGCTGTTGCTGAATGCGATGGACTATATGGAGCGGCGCTGCGGGCTGAACTGGCTCGGGTTTAAGTATTCTCGCGACCAGGACGTTGCGTGGCCGAGGCTGGAAGTGAATGTGGAAGGATACTGGTATCAGTATAATGAGCTACCCAAGCAGCTACTCATCCTTCAGGATATCGTCGCCTGCGAGCTATACGCGCTCGCGGGACAGGACGTCATGCCCACGGCATTCCCCGGAGACCCCGGCAGTATCGCCTCTCAGGAAGTCTCGGGCGCCGTCGCCGAAACTTACGAGAATAACGCGCGCGTTCTCAAGTATGCGATTATCGAGAAGGCCGAGCGCTACGTGATCGCGTTGACGACTCCGCGCTACATCCGGGCGATCCGCGCGTGAGAGGTATTAACTACAATCGTCTAGCGAAGGTCGCGGCGCGATTGTTGGCGCCTCCGCCGAATGGTAGCGGCATGCCGATGTGGT